GTAGCTGACACCAAACCATACAATGCCGATTTTGATGGGGATAGATTTTGTCCCCAACAGGTGACCGCTCAATAAGTTGTAGATAATACTTATTGGGGAAAACGGTGTAAAGTCTACTAGTAAATGTATTCCATGTAAAGGTACATATTACTAATATAATCATCTAGTTATTCTTTCAAACTAATATAAAAATAAAAAATTGCTCTAATTAATAATAATAATCAATATCAATATGAATATGATATTAAACAAAGATGAAATATACAAAGTTGTTGGTGAAATATACAAAATAACAAACACTACAAATGGAAAACATTATATTGGTCAAACACGTAGTCACAGATTAAATCATAATAAATATAGGCCATTTGGATATTTAGGAAGGTTCAAAGATCATATACACGAAGCAAATTCAAGTAAAAAAAATCAGTCAAGATATTTGAATTATGCTTTAAAGAAATATGGAGAAGAATGTTTTACTTGTGAAAAAATTCATACTTGTAAAGTAGATGAATTAAATGAACTTGAAAAACAATACATAATTGAACATGATTCCAAATATCCAAATGGTTATAATTTAACAGATGGTGGAAGAGGATTTACTGATATTAGTGGTAATTTTATATGGAACACTGAAATTCCATCACCCCAAATATATGTGCCTCAGCCAAAAAGTGACTATACCAAAAAGTTAATATCCGAACAGTTAAAGTCATTCTATAGTAACAATGATAATTGTGAAAAAAGAATGAAATTAGTACAGGAACAACATTTAACAAAAAAATATGACCGGTTTAAACATGTAGTAATTGTTGATGATGATGTTGATAAGTATGTTCATGTTTTAAAAAACAATACGACCAATACTGAATATGTTCGCATCGTCATTAACAATAAAAGAATCACAACTTTTGTAGGAAAACACGAACAAATAGAAGAAACGATAATTAGAGCAAAAAAATTTATATTAGAATTGAAAGAATGGCAACGTAGCCAAATTGCGGGAAACTCTTTAGAGCCCAAAACTACCACCCCATAATGGAAACATAATGGGGGAACTCGGTTAACTGCCGAACCCAATGGTAAAAAAGTATGGGGATTAGACAATCCGCAGCCAAGCTCCTAAGTCCGTTATGATAGGATATGGAGAAGGTTCAGAGACTAGACGGTTACGGGTCTTAAATGAAGGTTTAATCAACCAGATAAGGCACAAGGTATAGTCCGGCTTCTATGGAGACATAGAAGAATAATGGAAATGAATTTACACATGCCCCAGGATGAAGAGTCCGAGGCAGAATTGAAAAATTTGGCAGCAGTGCCGTATCAAATTATTAGTCCAGCTAATAATGCGTCTATTGTCGGTGTGTTCCAAGATTCGCTTCTTGGAGCATATCGGTTTACAAGACCAAATATAAAGTTCGATAGAAGAGAAGCAATGAATTTATTGATGGCATTCAATAAAATAGACACTTCTGTTTTTAAGAAAAACAAAGAAATAACCAGTTTTGATATTTTGTCACAAATTATGCCCCCGATTACCATAAAATTTGGAAACAAATGGTTTGAAGATAGTGGTGAAGAGTATAGTAAATCAAATAAGGTAGTAGAAATAGCAGCAGGAAAATACATTCGCGGACAGATGGAAAAGGGAGTATTTGGTGGAAGTGGAAATGGATTACTTCAAAGAATTTGTAATTACTATGGTAATATGGCATCTGCCGATTTCATAGATAATTTACAGAATGTAGTAACAGAGTATATGAAAACAAGTGGATTTAGTGTAGGTATTAGTGATTTGATTGCTGACAAGGAAACAAATGAAAAAATCGCACAAACTATTACAACCAAAAAGAAGGAGGTCAAGAATTTAATTGACCAAACACATCTTGGTATCTTTGAAAATAAAACCGGAAAATCAAACGAAGAAGAATTTGAAACCCAAGTAACAAATATTTTAAATAATGCCACGAATGAAGCAGGTAAGATTGGACGTAAGAGTTTGGATAAAGGAAATAGATTTGTTATCATGGTAAATGCTGGTTCCAAGGGTAGCGATATTAACATTTCACAGATGATTTCTTGTTTAGGTCAGCAAACTGTAGATGGTAAGCGTATTCCATATGGTTTTGAAAATAGAACATTACCACATTACACCAAGTTTGATGATTCACCCACAGCACGTGGATTTGTAGAAAGTTCCTTTATTTCAGGATTAACTCCCCAGGAATTGTTCTTCCACGCAATGGGTGGTCGTGTTGGTTTGATTGACACAGCTGTAAAGACATCTCAAACCGGTTATATTCAAAGAAGACTTATCAAAGGTCTAGAAGATTTGAAGGTAGAGTATGACATGACTGTTAGAAACAACAAGCAAAAGATTGTTCAGTTTCAATATGGAGATGATGGTATTGATACAGTTCGTGTTGAAAATCAGCTGCTCCCTCTGGTAAGTATGAGTTTGGAAGAAATATATGCACATTTCCATTTCCCATCAGAGAATGATAGCACCAGTGTATTTATGACACCTTATACAAAGGGTGCTGCCGGTCGCATGGAAAAGCAAAAAGCCGATTTACTGACCAAGACAAAGTCATATATTGAATATATGATTGAAATGCGTGAAAAGATTGTTAGCAATATTTTCAATAATACAGATGGTAAGATGGTTCATATACCTGTATCATTTAAACATATTATCAATAATATTCAAGGATTACAACATATAACTAAAAATTCAATGGTTGATATTACACCATATGAAGCATTTACACTAATTGAGAATAATTTCAAGAATTTGGAGAAGATTGTATACGCTCCACCAACTGAATTATTCAAGGTAATGTATTACTTCCAATTATCGCCAAAGGAACTACTAACCGTAAAGCGTTTTAATAGAAAAACATTAATTAGTTTATTGGAGATGATAACATCTGTATATAAAAATGCGATTGTCGCACCTGGAGAAATGGTGGGGATGATTGCGGCGCAGTCTATTGGCGAGCCAACCACACAGATGTCGATCGTACGCAGTGAAAATATTCGAGTAATTAAAAAAAATAAACAAACTGGTCAAATTAATTCGGTGAGAACTAAAATTGGAACATTATGTGATAATATCATTGAACAACTACCAGAATATACATTTAATACAGGTCATCATGATAGCGTAGAGACATTATTGGATACACTGGATGACGAGTATTATATTATTGGGGTTGACGGAGAAGAAAAAACACGTTGGAACAAAATATCCCATGTAAGCAGACATCCTGTAAATGGAGAATTGATGAAGGTTACTACAAAAAGTGGTAGAATTGTAGAAACAACCACCAGCCATTCTCATTTAATTCGTAAAAATAATACGGTTGCTCCCATTACTGGTGTTAATATGACAGTAGGTATGCGTATTCCAGTGACCAAACACATTGACAATACTTTTGAACAATGCTCTATTGAAATCGACGACAAACAATATAATTTAGACTATTTATTTGGATGGTTTGTAGGCGCCTATTTAGCCGAAGGAAATATTAATAAAAACCAGATATGTATAACAAGCATTCATAATGACTTTATTCAAAATACACACCAAATAGCAAAACGTTTTGGAAAACCCGCATCCACATATAATAGACAAGGTGAATATGGTCCAAGTTCTTCCACTAGTTTTAGTCATAAAGAACTGGCCCAATTGTTATTAAAAACATGTAATACCGGTTCATTTGTGAAAACAGTTCCAGAATTTGCCTTTACTGCTCCGAATGAATTCAAAGCGGGTCTTATTCAAGCATACTTTGACGGAGATGGTAATTTTGTGTGTGATGCCAATCATCATCAAATTCGTGTATGTAGTCGTTCAAATCAACTCATTAAGGATATGGCACTGCTAATAAACTATTTTGACATTTTCGGGTCTATTAAAGAAAATATGGTAAAAGGAACAACTATGTATAATCTTGCTATTTCTGCCAAATACGCCAGTGCGTATTATAAACAGATTGGTTCATTAAAACACGGGGAAGTATTAAATGAATTAGTGAAATATAATAGCCGCGACAATGTTCATAGTTTAAGTGATGATATTGATAGAATTAATGGACTTGGTGATGTAATCGCTAAATGCGGTAAGATTTTGAAATTACCTGGACAAAGTCGTAATTATGGTAGATGGGCAAATAAAGAATCTATTGGTAGAAGAACGTTGGAGAAGTATATCGACATATTCGCGTCTCATCCCGACGCAAGAGAAATTCAATCAGAATTACAAATATTACAACAATCCGCAAATTCAAATGTTATTTGGGACGAAGTAAAATCCATTGAAATCTATACACCAGACCAAACAGAATATGTATATGATTTTACAGTTCCAGCAAATCAAACCTTTATGACAGACTATGGTATCATAGTACACAATACACTCAACACGTTCCATTTTGCTGGTGTAGCATCCAAGTCAAATGTAACTCGTGGTGTGCCAAGAATTGAAGAGATTTTGTCTTTATCTGAAAATCCTAAAAATCCGTCTGTTACTATTTGTTTACCAATTGACCAAGAAGGAAGCAGAGAAAATGCCCAAAATCTAATTCCTATGATTGAACACACAAAATTAAATGAGATTGTTAGTTCGGTCGACATTTGTTTCGATCCAGACGATTTAAATAGTCTTATTGAGGAAGACGTAGACGCTTTAACTCAATATTACGAATTCGAGCGTTTACTAGACCAATGTGGTGGCCAGCAAATTATCTCTTCCAAACAAAAATCAAAATGGATTATTCGCATGGAATTGGATAAAGAATCAATGCTTGACAAGAATATTACGATGGATGATATTAATTTCGCAATTGGCAATAGTTTCAACGAAGAAGTTCACTGTGTATATTCTGATTATAATTCGGACAAGTTAATCTTTCGACTTCGCCTCAATAATATGCTTGCTAACAAAAAGAGTGCTGGAAAGGTAAATCCGCTAGATCAATCCGACGAAATCTATTTGCTCAAGAATTTCCAAGACAACTTGTTGAATAATATTATTCTAAGCGGCGTTAAAAATATCGAGAAGGTTGTTTTACGTAAGATTACAGACAATCTTGTAAAAGAAGATGGCAAATACAGTAAGAAGGAAAGTTGGGTTCTAGATACGGTAGGAACAAATTTAATGGAAATATTGTCATTGGATTATATTGATGTAAACCGCACAGTTAGTAATGATATCCAAGAAATTTATCGCACATTTGGAATTGAAGCGGCAAGAAATGCTATTTTCCAAGAGCTTACTGAAGTGATTGAGTTTGATAGCACATATATTAACTATCACCATCTAAGTATGTTATGTGACCGAATGTGTTACAAGTCTAAAATGATTTCCATATTTAGACATGGTATTAACAATGATGATATCGGTCCTCTCGCAAAGGCTTCTTTCGAAGAAACACCTGAAATGTTCTTAAAGGCTGCTAGACATGCTGAGTTAGACCCGATGCGTGGTGTATCAGCAAACGTAATGTGTGGTCAACAAGGATATTTTGGAACATCTGCTTTTCAAGTATTAGCGGATATCAATGCTCTTATGGAACAAGAGCCGGTAGATGATGATGTTGATAATGAAGGACAGTTTGGTGATGATATTATTGACAATGCGTTCAAAGGAACCATGGAACAAGGCGATGTGTGTAGTATTAATAATTTAACAATTGACAGTAATACAATGAATATTAAAGAAGTCGATTTGGGTGGGGCAGACGACGACTATGATATTGAATTCTAAGACAAAAATATAACAAAGTAAGTAATCACAATTTGATTTAAACATAACCTAATAATTATTTATTAAGTTATGGATATATTTGAAACATTATTTAAACATGAATATAATAAAATATTTGATAGTGGTATATCCAATTTATTTTTGTTTGCTCATAATTTTACATACAATAAAAATATAACTCACACTAAATATGATTGGAAAAAATATATAAAATATAAATTTTTTATATTGGAGAATTTTTTAAACACAATATTAATAGACGACCCGACAAAGCATACAATATTAGAGTTGTTCTCTAACACACAAACCCATGTGTTATCGTTGTATCGTTTTAAAACTATTTGTTTATTTAAAACAAAGAAATGTCTTGCAGACCAAGTAGATTTAAATTTTACACCTTTATGTGAATTGCCTTCAAAACATACAATAGAACTAATACAAAACCATACAAAATATCAATTTTCTATTTTTGATTTAATACGTATAATCAATACATCCTTATCTTACGACTACAATTTTTTTCCTGAACCACAAGATATAAAAAATCCTTGGAATAATAAACCTTTTACAATAGAAAATTTATACAACATTTTCTTTTTCATTCGACGATCTAACATAAGTATCCCAATTTTATTGCATCGGTTCTATCAGAGTAATTTTTGTTTACAAGCGTTTGAGCTTCATAATCAGTTTATCATAAAAAACTACATTATAGACAATTGTCATCTTTTAAGTAACAATAAAAAAATTAACTATATTTATTCTATGTTACGATCATATAATGCTAGAAATCCAAATTTCTCTATTGTCGTAGATGAACACTTTCCAGAACCACGTCTCATCGAAGTTGTGGGAAAATATATAAAAATATATTTATTATCACTATATTCATACGAGGAGGATTTGCGAATAAAAAATAAATTATTACTGACAAAAAAGTTAAAACAGTTTAAGAAGGAGAATAAATATTTTGGAAGAAGAATACGTTGTTCATATATTAAAAAGTTGTATTACCTCAGTTGTTTATACTACAATGAAAAACATTCGCTGACTACGCCAAAAGACCGGGATACGTGTATACCATCACCTTCTATGATTTCTTTAAAACGTCAAAGTTACTTTATTGATTTTAAAGAAACGAATAATTACACTGTATTTCCAGTATTTGATGAAACAAATATTAATTCAATTCAAAAAAGTTCTAATAATTATTTAAATTTATCAAGGTTACAATCATTTATAACCAACTATTTATTTACAATGGAGGAATTAGATATTATAACAACTAAATATCTTCCTATTGTGAATAGTATCTCATTACATAAAACCGATAATATATCAAACAGCATTTTGAATGGTATATCACTTGATGATGACGATGAGGATGACGAGGATGACGATGATGATGATGCTGTCGTTAATGATGATGGACTTGTTAATGATGATGCTGTCGTTAATGATGTTCCAAACTACACAAATGAAAACGACCAAGAGAGCTTGTTAAGTGATGATACTAATTATACTAATGATACTAATTATACTAATGATACTAATTATACAAACGATATTAATAATGAGAATGATAATTATACTACTGGCACTCTTACTACTATGATAACTAATGAGAATGAGAATGAGAACGATATGGATATTGATAATGATAGAGATATTGATATTGATAGAGATATTTATATTGATAGAGATATTGATAGAGATAGAGAAATAGAGAGAGATATTATATTCTTATTGGAAACTAGTAATAGAAACATAGAATGTGACCACCTAATAGTGTCTATTTTGGAATTATTAGATGGTGAATAATACACACAATTGACTAGTAAATATTTCATTAAAAGTGATTACGCATAATTTGTAATGAAATGGTGTATAGATGTTGTATAGATGTTGTACAAGTGGTGTATAGATGTTGTATATACGATATGTGGCTCGTAATGTAACTATAATTACTCGGCCAATTTAAGCTTGGCCCCCGTTTTTTTTATTTTTTTATTGTTTGTGACAGGAACATATTCGGCAGGTTTTAATCCTGATGCTTCTTTGCGGTCAACCTTATAAATATCATACGTATTATCATACTTTTGAGAAATATTTGGGTTTGTATTATCATAAGAGTTGAATGAAATATATTTATTTGTAACATCTGGTATTAGGTCGTCAAAATAATCACCTGTTAATAAGGAATGTAATAATATGATTTCATCGTTATTTAAATCATATTTTAAATCCGTAAATGACAAGAACATATTTGGTTTGAACATGAACTGTTTAATGCGATTATATCGGATTAATTCATCTGCCAACTTACTATAATAGATTTCTTCGTTTTCTAATCCACTAAGCAAATTATTTATGGGAATTAGCATGATATCACCATCTTTTAGGTTTTCTTCAATATATTTTAAGGATTGTTTGGTAACAGGAATAAATTCAACATCGTTTTTCATTAGTTTTTTCAACAATAAAATTAGTCGTTCTAATTGTAAAAAATACACCATTTGGACAGAATTAGATACAACTTCGATTTCGTCACGCGCACCTTTATTTTTAAAACTATTCAATAACATTCTGAGCTTGTTTCTAAAAGCATTGTATAACTCAGTTTCTAGTTTGATTTTCTTAACATATTCCTCTCTTGTTTTGTCAATATTCTTACTGGTCTGAATTGTTTTATTTACCTGAACGAAGTTTTCATCATCCATCGTATGTTTAATACTCTGATCAGTATTTAATTCCGGTTCTATTAGTGGAATAAATTGGTTTGTTTCTGTCAATAAACCCACTATTAGTTTGTCTTCTAATATTTTTACAATAGGTTTACACAAAATCTCTCCTTTTGTTTCACTTATCACCATTCTTAAAAACTGTAATGTTTCTTCCATGTTTGTATGTTGGTCTTCGTCATCTAATACAATCAAGTCATATGATGATATAATACCAGATGGAAAACAAGGAATATATCCTGACTGACTGTCTTTTCTAATATTCAAACCGATTACTTTGTCGTCATAATTGACAACTAAATTGTCGATGGTAAACCCGTATTTATTTAAGATTTCAACCGATTTTTCAAGAGTAATGTTTCTTTTAAATTTAATTTCTTTGTATCTATAGGCTAATGGTAAACTAAGCATGGGTTTACACATAGAAGCGTATATAGATTGAATCATGTCGGAGAATTTTTTTAAATTGGGAACTTTTGTCATTACTTCGGGAATATATGTTTTCGTAGTGACAATATTATATACGTTGGTAGTTGAGAAATCAATGACTATGTAAATCGGTTCAAAATATTCGTATTTTTGAATAATAAATACTGTGTTTTTATTCGGGTCGAATTTGGTTATAGAATAATAATTAGTAGGACAAATTATGTTTATATTCGCAGTTGTATCGTCTTGTGGTAAGTTCATAATTACCAAATTTATACCTTGTGGAAATAAAAGATCATTAGGTTGGCATATCAGATCCCATAAATAAGTGTAGTCTATTTGAGAAGTGGGTGATTTTAGATATTCACTAAAATTACGTAAAGCACTCGTTATTTTTTTTAGTTGGTCTGTATCATATTGTTTTAATTTTGAATAAACAATAGACTCTTTAATGTCATCTATATTAATATTGTCCAAGTTTGAACTTTGAAATTCAGCGACTAATGAACCATTTTGAAGCATAATAAAAATATCGGGTGTCAACATTTTGAGTAACTTTTCTTGAATGAATTTTTCAATTGATAATACTTGATTATTGTTCTTTTCAGAATAAATGTCTGCTATACATGCTATAAATGATTTATTTTTACTATTCTCTGGTCCTTTTCTTAAATAACACGGTTGTTGTTTTTTCAAGTTTTTGTTCGTAGCACTAATTTGACACTTTTTATTATCTGTATCTATAAACTTTTGAACAATAAATGGCAAGTATCCAAATCTACCTTCCTCCAATGGAAACTTTTCAGGGCCTTTAATATAATCATCGACGTCTTGTTTGGGGGGCTCGGTCTTTTGTGTAGGGTCCTTCCATTTTTTAAAACAGCAGGGAACACGTAAACCATCCGGATGAACATCTTCCTTCAAAAATCCGGGATAATGTTGAACATACTTACCATCCTTTCCAATATGATATATTGGCTTGGAACCCTCAGCATCAGTGAATTCCCATATATTTTTCCCAGCAGGAACCGTTTTGGCATCTTGTGGAATAATACCACCATATTTTCCGCTTTTTACCTCATCTTCAGTAAGACTTGTATTATTTTTCAAATCCCAATATCTTGGACAAATATACCAGTATTGTTTATTTGGGTCAGAACCATATTTAATAGCGTGGTCACCATATGAGCCTGGATGTTCTTCATCTATTCTCTTTTTTTCTTCATCTGTTAAAATAACCGGTTGTTTTCTTTTATTCCAAGGACATGTACGCGAATAAGCACTATATTTACCATCTGATTCTGTCAAGAACAAAACTGGATCTTTTTGATACATTGCTTTAAAAAATGGATTTGGGTCAGCTATTTTCATTCCAGTTATATTTTTTTCTATTTTACCTTCATCTAATATAGTTAATTTAACCGGTTTTTTCTTTTTAATGTCTGCCTTGTCTGCCGACGGCTTTTTGTCTGCCTTGTCTGCCTTGTCTGGTGACGGCTTTTTGTCTGCCGACGGCTTTTTGTCTGCCTTGTCTGCCTTGTCTGGTGACGGCTTTTTGTCTGGTGACGGCTTTTTGTCTGGTGACG